GGACGCGGACTCGACGGCTCACTTGAACCTCTTCGCACAGACCGGACCCATAGATGCGGCTATAGACACCGGGTCACTGAGGTGTGCGTTGCAGACGGCGCAGCGACCGTGCTGCTTGGCGTACTGCACGGCGGCGTGCTTGGGCGCCTCAAGGATGTGCTTCGCGGCGGCGAGTGCGAGGTGGACCGGCAACTTCTTACGGGTCCAGTCGCCGGGCGAGCCGATCAGTTGCTTGATGTAGCGGAACTTAGCGTGAGGCACCTTGGACTCACTGACCTCGAAGAAGTCCCAGCCGGAGCCGTCGACACGCGGGAGTGCGTAGCGGCTTAACGGCAGCTTCTGCAGGATGTCGTTGACACCCTTCCACTGTGAGTCGGTAGCCTTGAGCGCCTGAACAGGCAGCTTCAACAGCGCGTCGATCGCCTGGGAGGCGTTCTGCAGGGTGACCGGTTCGTTGTTCTTGACGGCTTGAATGGTCTTGCGGATCGCCGAGTCCTTGATGGTCGGCCACGTCCAGCGCTGGATCGCAAGATCGTGAATGTACTTGCGCTGGTTGTCGGTGGCCGGGGTGACGGTGCTCTGGGTCATCAGCTACTCCTATCACTTTGATCACTATTTGCTGCTAGTTAGATCATAGCACAGTTAAGTGCGTCCGTACAACGAAAACACAAGACTTTTTGAAGATTTTTTACCTGTCGTGCTTGGGGTCGTAGTCCGTGGCTACGAACGACGGTGAGCCGGTCTGACCACCCACCGTGCCGGCGATGATGCACTTCAGTAGTGCGATCAGACCCGCACTGATGCCGATACCGATCGATTGCTTCCAGCCGAGCGCGGTCACCTCGAAGATGCTACCACCCACGATGGCACCAAGCCATCCCTGTGCGAACGTGCCGATGACGCGCTCGGTGGTGTCCTTCCAGAACATACGGGTGAAGATCGTCCCGTTGTTAGTGATGGTCAGCATGCTTGGCGCTCCTTGCCTGTGACTGCGCACGAAGTACGAGGATGAAGTTCCAGATCTCGATGATGATGAAGAGTATGAAGCAACCTACGTACACACCCAGTGGAACACGGACACCGGACATCTGTATGACCTGAAACCAGAGAATGGTAGCCATCACCACACGATCTGCGAACAGCCGCTGGCCGACCGGAAACTTGTACCACGGTGAACCGATGCCGTACACCAGTGCCACGATGGTGACGGCGCATGCGAGAATGGTGATGAGAACCTTAAGAAGTGCGATCATGGATGACCACCCATCGCCTCCCACACCTGCTTTGCGAGCAGGTCCGTCTCCCGCTTCTGCTGTTCAACAACGGCGGTCGCATGGTTGATCTCATGCTGTGCGTTGTCCTGGTGGTCTTGGTGTATGCCCGACGGCATCATGCCTCGAATGACGTTTCGGATCAGGGTCATGATGCGTGCCGCCCCTGGTAGTTGGGTTGCGGCGTCGGAGGTGCGTCTGCGGTGTCGCCCCATGAACGGTATTCTGCCGGTTTTCGGAGCTCGGCGATAATTTGTCGGAGAAGTTCGTTCTGTACCCCACCGTTCGTTAGGCTCTGAAGTAGTGCCTCGCGGGCTGCGTCGTGAAGCTTCTGCTCCCGTCGATACACCGGCCCTGAGACCAGCCAACCGCGATACATAGAGACCACCGTAAGCGCGGTCAGGATGATAAGGAGGCCGACCGGCCCAAGATCCGTCAGCCATTTAAGGTCCTCCATGCCTGGCATGCGTGTTCCCCGTCTTAACACATGAACGTGGTTGGTCAGCGCACCACCACGATCAACATCGTAGCACGACGGTCATGAACGCACCACAATGACATCAGGCCACCTGCGTGAGCAGATGGCCTGATGTCTCTTACGGGGGTGAGGAGGAAAAGCTTACGCCAGCTCGGCGCCCTCGACGCGCTGCCACGTGTGCGCCTTGCCGTCGACCTTGGTGATCAACCCGCCGGTGCGCAGTCGGTAGATGGACAGGTAGACCTGGTTGGCCGGAAGACTCGTCGCCTCGACGAGCTCCTTCTTGGTCTTGGGACCTGCCTCAAGAGCTGCGAACACCGTGCGGTCACGCTCGATGGTAGCCTCGGGACGAGGTCGCCCACGCCGACGCTCAGCCGGTGCCTCGGTGGCCACGGGCTCAGTCATAATGTTTCTCCTAGCATTTGGGGGACACTTCCGGTGCTACGTCTCTGTGGTTGTGCTACGCCAGTCATTATATCAAGTTCATGACAAGATGGTTACCGGGCCGCCCGAGAGAATCGTTGCCAGTCGTTGGTGATGTCGATCACGGTCTCGCGCTCGCCCAGTGGCTGACCTGTGACCGGTCCCGGTTGACCGTCCAGCGCGTTAGCGATCTGCCAGCCGATCCACTTACCGCAATGACAAGATATCCCCTTGCCCCACGTCATCATGAGGCCGGAACTGCCGCGCAACGGTGCGATGCGCCAGTCATCCGGAAAACCGAGCGCCCGTGCCGCCTCACGATGTGTGATCGTCCGGTTCAGCCAGGGGTGTAGCACCATGATGAGACTGCCGCCGGTGATGACGCGGGTCGGCGCGTCGGCACGCCAGCGCACCGGCGTTGTGTAGCCCATCATAAAGTCGCGTGAGACGATGCGGTCCTCGGTCTCGGCGAACGACAGTGGCAACTTACCATGTGCATCATAGTGTCGACGTGCGACCTTGGCGATGTCCTCGCCCTCACACCAGTCGACGGCGCAGGCTAGGTCCTTGACCCGCTGAGTGAGTGGATTGTCGATGCTGATGTGGCCGTCGACCAGTTCGTCAGACCGCAGAAGTTGCCTCGTCCAGGGATGCGCCGGAGCGCGGTAAGGTTGTGCCTGCCAGGACTCACCGAGTGGTGCTAGGTCCCCGATGACGTCCTGCCAGCTGGGCAGGTACTTAAGCTGTGGCTGGGTGATACCGAACGGCACGCGGCTAGCAACCCAGAAGTACCGTCGCCGCATCGCGGGTCCACCGACGGAGTACGCGTTGTGCAGCACGTGATGCAGATCCCAGCGCTCGCCGGTCAGCTCCTCAAGGTGGCGGCGGAGATCACGCATCATGGCGAGGCCGAGTGGGTTGGTGTAGGCCTGCTGGACGGACTCGAAGACCGCCACCTGTGGCATCACCTTGGCGGCGTACTCGACGAATGCCCACATACAGTGGGAGACCTTAGCGTCGCGACCCTTAGATGTCTTGCTTGTCATTACTGACCATGCGGATTACACATATTCAAGAACACGGGGGATTCCCCGCGACGACTTGAATGTTTGGCACCACCTCCCATTCCTGCTCAGGCGCGGCTTGTGCACGCCAATCTTGTCCTAGGAGGTGACGATTTGCCTCACAGTTTGCGACGCCAAATCCGCCGGGAAGCTCTCGTTTTCCAGCCAGCTCGAAGCCAGCTTGGACCATCCCGAGGGTAAAGCCACCTGCGAAGCCAAATACGTCTAAGAAACGGTATTTGGACACAGTCAGACCGTATCAGGCCAGGTCAGACCTGTGGTAGGCCTTCGACGTCCTTGATCCAGGCCTGGAGACCCTCACTGGTCTCGGTCGGTAACCACTTGCAGATCCACGGAAGTTCATCAACGATGTGCTTGAACATTTCCCACGGTCCACGACGCTCTGTCATAATGGTGTTGGACTGCACCAGGTCGGCCGACAGGCGACGAAGCTCGGTGCACAGCTTCTCTGTCCATTCGTAGCCGAACAGCTCATCTTTGAGATCACGCAGCAGGTTGTGAGGGTTGCGCTCCTGCTTGACAGCCGGACTGCCGTAGGTGACATGCCAGCCGGTCGCATCCATGATCGCACGCATCAGGTACGAGCACCAGATGTCGTCGTAGCGACCGACGTTCGTCCACATGAACATCAACGGCGCCAGGTCACGGTGGATGGCCGTCGACTGCGAGTCGAACGGTCCCCACGTGCCGATCGCCAGTGTGGTCGGCGGACGAAGGCCGTTGACCGCTGGATCGATGACGATGCGCTCGATCGCGTCGATGTCGGGATCACCGATCCACA